CAATCTCCCCGAAGACCAATTTATCCCTCACGCCGCCACATGGCTAAACCAAGAGCGTTGGCATGATGGAGCCTTACCACAGCGAGTTCAGAAACCAGTTTCAAGCGACAATGCGAGGGCAATCCTAGAAAGAGCAATCGCACTACAACAGAAGATGGAAGGAGGTGGGAAAGAAATTGGACATTAGGCAAACGGGAATGGTTCTAGCGTTTATCTCTCTGATTGATAATCGGGCAGTAAGCGAAGAATCGATAATGGCATGGCACGAGCTTCTCAGAGATGTAGAGTTCGATGATGCCAAAAATGCAGTAACTCTGCACTTCAAAAGCTCAACGGATTACATCCGACCAGCGCACATAATACAGGGTGCTAGGATGGTAAAGATGGATAGGAAAAAGGAACAATATGAATGAAAAGGATGCCGAACAAGCTGTAATAGCCTCAGTTCTACAGACTAATGGGGGATGCCTAGATGACCTCACGCTCACTCCCGCAGAGTTCTATAGCCCGAAGCTGGGGAAGATTTATAGAATCATGCTGGAGATGCGAAATAAGCAACTGCCAATCGATGCGGTTACAATCTACGAAAACCCTGAGTATAGAGCTATCCCCGACATAGATGCCGCTTACGCATGGAAGATTATCGAATCGGCTCCTTATGCTATAAACGCCGAATACTACGCTAACTACATAAGCCAAGCGGCAGTTAGGAGGGAACTGGGGTATGCGGCTCAATCGATAATAGAAGATGCGACAACAGCGGATTACGACCAGCTAATCGAATCTGCCAGACGCAAGATTGATAATGCGCTAGGGATAATAAAATCGCCAGTAAGGTTTATCTATGATGAAATAGATGAAACCATCGACTCGCTAACCAAACCAAGTGAGGCGATGAAAACCCCTTGGCTGGGATTAACCTCGGCAATCGGAGGGTGGAGAAGAGGCGCACTCTATGTTATCGGAGCTAGACCAGGAAAAGGCAAAACATCAATAGGTATCCAAGCCGCTCTTGAGCTATCTAAATACGGAAGCGTGGCACTCAGCTCTCTGGAAATGCGAAGAGAGGAAATCCACAAGAGGATTATGGCTACTCAAGCGTCTATCCCAATGGATGCCCTAATGAATAACAAGATGACGGAAAAGGATTGGGAGAAATGGGCGATACTCCGAAATCAGATTAATCCATCCATAGCGATTGACGACAGGGCTGAGGTGAGCATCCAAGACATACGAGTCCATGCCAGAACTGTAAATAGGGAAATGCCACTATCCGCAATAGTTGTAGACTACCTACAGCTAATGACATCAAGAGACAAAAGACCACGACATGAAGTTGTAGCTGAGTTCTCTAGGCAACTGAAGATAATGGCGAGAGAACTCAATGTGCCAGTTATAGCCCTATCGCAACTGAACAGAGCTTCGGAATCTAGGGAGGATAAGAGACCAAGCCTCGGAGACCTGAGAGAATCAGGCGGAATCGAACAGGATGCGGATGTGGTAATCTTGCTCCACATAGACGAGAACGAGACAATGACCCTAGATGTAGCAAAGAACCGACATGGAGCGCAAGCCCTAGTAAAGCTGAAATGGGAAGGGCGATATGCAAGAGCTGTCTAAGATAGACCTGCGAGATGCCGACCCCCTAAACAACAGGCAAGTATCAGCTATAGAAAGGCTTCATAAGCTATCGGATGAGTTTGACCCCATATGCAGACAAGCCCCTATAATTTGGGATGGTGAGAACACGGGCGATTCGTCACTAGCAAAACAGTACTGTTTAGGGTTAAATGAAAATGGTAGACGAGTCAGCCCAGCATGTCCTATAATTGAAGAATGTTTAGAAACAGCACTAATCCTCGAAACCAAGTACGGAGTCTGGGGCGGTAAAACCGCAATAGAGCGTAAGAGGATGCTGTAGAGTATTGGTCAGCGGGTTCCTTCCTTCCATCCATCCACCCGCTGATGGCAATGATGCCAGCACCCCCGCAGATTCTAGGGACTTTGCGGGGGTGTCCTTTTTACTCCAGCCTCTAGATAATGTCTGCCGTTTGTGATAGATTTATCTAGGAAGGAGATAGATGAATACCCTAGAAAAAATCCAGCTCAGAAAAGTAGCCGACTCCAGTAATCACGATATCTGGTTAGAGGCTCGAATGAGCGGAGTAACCGCAAGCGATGTAGCCAACTTTGAAGAGGGGGCTGACATCAAAAAGCTTGTCTATAAAAAGCTGAACAATACATTCAAAGGAAATGTCTGGACTGAATGGGGCTTAGACCGAGAGCCGCACATCCTAGACTGGGCAGGATTCCCGCATAATCAGACTCTATTCAGAGCCGCTGATAACCCAAGATTCATGGCAACCCCCGATGGCTACAAAATGTCAGAGGAGAACCTCATATTGTGCCAAGCAAAAACAACAAGTAAAGGTTGGGATACAACCCCACCTAACTACATGAGGCAGGTTCAATGGGAGATGTTTGTAATGGGAGCTACTACCAACTACCTAGTCTGGGAGCAACACAGGCAGTTCATCCCAATAGACCTAGAACCTAAATGTGAAATAATCCAAAGAGATAATGACGAGATAGCTCGATTAGTCGAAATGGCTAAAGAGTTTCTCATCGAACTAGATAAACAAAAGGAAGGAAACTAATGTCAGACATAGCAAAGCTACCCATGACTGGCGATGTGGGAGACTGGACGGACTCTCAGATGGCACTCATGGAGTTCGCTGGATTGGTAAAGAAGGTTGGCACTCAGCTAATGCCAGCTCCAAGACCAGTAATCGAGGCGTTTGCCCAAACGGTTCAGCGCACTCAGCTCGACCCTATCGCTAGGCAAATCTACTGCATAGAACGAGGCGGAAGGCATACCATCCAAGTCTCAATCGATGGAGCTAGATTAGTCGCACAGCGTTCTGGAGACTACGAGGGGCAAACCCCTATCGAATGGACTGCCGATGGAAAAGAATGGGTTGAGGTATGGCTAGACAGCACTCCTCCTAAAGCCGCAAGAGCTGGAGTAAACCGCAATGGATTCCGAGAGACTCTCTATGCCGTTGCTACATGGGATGGCTTCGCTCCAGTAAAGAAGGATGGCAAGCTATCTGGATTATGGGCGGGGAACCTCGGTGCTCACATGCTAGGCAAGTGTGCCGAAATGCTCGCACTCCGAAAGGCTTTCCCGATGGAGCTATCTGGACTCTATGTGCCAGAAGAGATGGACCAGTCATCACCGAACAAGCCAGCCACAGAGGTTGGGGATACGACTAAAAGCTCCGCAGTAAAGGGAGTAGACTGGGCAGATGAAATGTCTAAGGTTGATAATAAAGCCGACCTACGAGAGCTGTATACTCGCATCCGAGACCACGGCGAAATGACTCAGAATCTAAGCAAGAAGCTTCAGGAATACGCATCCGCCCTAACTAAGGATACGCCCGATGCTGACGAGGAAATTATCGAAGATGCCGTTCTGGAGGATGGCACAATCGGAATGCTAATGGAGGAACCAGATGGAAGCGCAAAGAAATCTAAATAAGCATGTTGAGAGCTGGGGCAGACTCTCAAGAGAGGAGTATGCTCCAGCTCTCAAGGCTGAAGCCCACGCCAAAGGTAAATACGAACGAGAGTTTGCAAGGTTTGTAGTAAAGCAGAGAGTTCTAGACCCTAAAATCTCAGTAGCCTTTGCAGAGATGCTTGCTAAAGCAGACGGTGAAATCTCGGACTTCTATGTAGATAAGCTAATCGCTGAGGCGATTGTAGAGGGCATGAAAAAGACCATAGATGTAGCTAAGGCTAAGTTCGAGGCTATCCGCTCAGAGGTGGCAACAGAGCGTGAAGAGGCTAAACTCTCAGCAAGCTCTGGGTATACTCCGTAAAGCTGAGGGGAACTAAAATGATTATCACAACAGAAACAGGCTCGGTCTACAATCTCAGCGGAGCATTCTGCATTAGGAATGGTCAGTTCCAATTCAAGATTTGGTATAGCTATTGCTTTGAATACGAGGATGGTATGCCAGTATCTAAAATCCCGCTTCCGTACGAGGCTAACGACGCTGATAAAAGACTTCCAATTCAGGTTGGAAAGCGCATGTATCTAGGTGGCAAGGATGGCTGGATAATCTCCACCAAGATAGTTTCTATAGAGGCACAAGAT